GTATCTATGAAGATGCTGGTCCAGAAGCACTTTATGCATTTAAATTAAATCCAAGTGGATATGGTACTTATAAAGATAATGAATTTGTATATCAAGGAACATCTCTTCGCGATGCTACTGCAAGTGCTAAAGTTGTTAGGTTTGATTCATTGAACAAAGTACTTTACCTAACCAATATGTCTGGTGATTTTATATCATCTGCCCAATTGATAGGTTCATCAACTAACGCAAAATATTACTTCACATCATCATCACCTCATGCAAATAATGCAATTGCAACAATTGATGTTACAGTAAGTCCTGCTGGTGCAAATGTTAATAGTAACTGGACTGCAAATACGGTAATAACAGAATACGTTTAAGTGAGTCATTAATATGGGAACTCTTGAAAAATCAATGGAAGAAATCTTTGAACTCTCCCCCCTAGCCGAATCAAACAAAGCAATCAAAGAGGCAAAATCCAACTTGCCTGTTCCTTCTGTATCTGATGCAGACTTAACAACAGATTTAAAAGACGCATACGAACAAACCAAGGACAATCTACAAGAACTGATTGACCAAGGTAAAGAAGCAATGGAAGAGATTCTACACATTGCAAAGGAAGGACAACATCCTCGTGCATTCGAAGTCTATGGTACTCTACTGAAAAATGTAGTAGATGCCAATAAAGAACTATTGAATGTTCAGAAACAGATGCGTGAAATGGAAAATGCAGGAAAGAAGTCAACAACAAATACTACTATAGATAAAGCGGTATTTGTTGGAACACCGCAAGATTTGAATAAATTACTAAGGGGTGAGGATATTGGCTCTTAGACCAGAAGATTCATATAGAGATAATCCACTTTTACGAAGAGCCGGTGTAAATCTCAGTTATACACAAGAACAACTAGAAGAATATGCAAGGTGTGCTAAAGACCCCGTATACTTTGCAATGAACTATGTGACCATTATCAACGTTGATGAAGGTCTAGTCAAGTTCAAAATGTGGGATTTCCAGAAAGACATGATTCGTGTCTTTAAGGATAATCGTTTCGTAATTACCAAATGTCCTAGACAGGTAGGTAAAACCACAACAACCGTTGCATACATGCTATGGTTGACTATCTTTCATGATCAACAGAATGTTGCCATTCTTGCCAACAAAGGTCAGAATGCAAGAGATATTCTAGGTAAGTATCAACTTGCATACGAAAACTTACCAGAATGGTTACAACAAGGTGTTGATACTTGGAACAAGGGTACTGTTGTTCTAGAAAATAAATCAAAGATCATTGCCGCATCTACATCTTCTGCTGCTATTCGTGGTGGTGCATTTAATCTTGTATTCCTAGACGAGTTTGCATTCGTACCAAATAACATTGCAAACGAATTCTTTACCTCTGTTTATCCCGTTATTTCATCTGGTAAGAAAACCAAAATCATCATCGTTTCCACACCAAATGGTATGAATCTATTCTATAAACTATGGATGGATTCAATAGAGAAACGAAACAATTATGTTCCATTTGAAATCCATTGGTCGATGGTTCCAGGCAGAGATGAAGCTTGGAAAGAAGAAACAATTCGAAATACTTCTGAACGTCAGTTCTCACAGGAATTTGAAACTCACTTTCTTGGAAGTACCAACACACTTATCTCTGGTCTCAAACTACAAGAGATGCATTATCGTGATCCTATTTCAGAACATGATGGATTGCGAATATTCGAACATCCTATCAAGGAAGATGGAGATGAAATTAAAAAGGATCAGTTGTATTGTATCACAGTGGATGTGTCCGAAGGAAGGAATATGGACTCATCTGCATTCTCTGTATTTAACATATCAGAGACACCATATCGACAAGTAGCTTGTTGGAACAATCCTCTCGTTTCACCACTCCTACTTCCAACATATGTTTACAATGCAGCCAAGTATTATAATGACGCATACATCCTTGTAGAAATAAATAATAATCCAACTGTTGCAGAACTACTTCACATGGATTTTGAATATGAAAATCTATTGAAGGTGTTTACTGGTAACAAGAAACCTCAGCAATTGTCTGCTGGATTTGCAAGAGGTATTCAATTGGGAGTTAAAATGTCCCCCCAAGTCAAAAAGATTGGATGCGCCAATCTTAAAACTTTGGTAGAGGGCAATAAACTTATCGTTAATGACTTTAACACTTATTCGGAATACACTACATTTGTTGCAAACAAAGCATCATTTGCGGCGGAGGAAGGAACAAATGATGACTTAGTTATGACTCATGTATTATTTGCTTGGGCAACCACTCAAAAATACTTTAGAGAAATTGTGTCTCATGATTTAAGAAAACAATTGCAACTTGAATCAATGAACCAAGATATTGATGATGTTCTTCCAGCACCCATCATCGATGATGGTTTAGAAACACCAATGTTTTTTGAAGATGGTGATTTTTGGCAACTTGCGGATAATCCCAACCATGTTGAGTTTATGCAGAACAAGTTTTTGAATATGTAAAGTTACCATAAGATAAATATCGTTATGGTATCACCAACTACCAAAGAACTTATAATTAACTAAGGAGAAAAAAATGAGTTTTCAAATATCTCCCGGCGTAAATGTATCCGAAATTGACTTAACTACAGTCGTACCTTCGGTCCTTACTACTGCTGGTGCATTCGCTGGAACATTTGTTTGGGGTCCAGCTAATCAAATTGTACTTGTTGATAGTGAAATTACACTTTCCAAGACTTTTGGACAACCAGACTCTAACTCCGCTATATCTTTCTTTACTGCGGCCAACTTCCTTGCATATGGTAATAATCTAAGCGTTGTTCGTGCAATTGGTAGTAACTGCAAGAATGCTATAGCGAATACCAGCACTAGTGCTCAAATCGACAACAGCGATACGTTCCAATATTCTTATTTGAATCAAAACAATTCAAATGCACTTGGTCCTTTCGCGGCAAGATATGCTGGTGCTCTGGGTAATTCTATATCAATTACCGTTATCGACACTGGCAACACTTCACGTTCTGATCTGTTCACTAGTGCTCCTGGAACTTCACAGTATGTTTCAAACAATGGCGGTGCAAACGACGAAATCCACATTGCAGTTATCGATGCTGGTGGTCTTTTCACTGGTACTAAGAATACTGTTCTTGAAACATTCCCATTCGTTTCAAAGGCATCTGATGCAGTTAATCTGAATAGTGGTACTTCCAACTACTACAAACAGGTTATCTTCAATACTTCTAAGTACATCTATGCGGTTGACCCTGCTGATTACAGCAATACTTCAACAACTTGGGGAACTACTGCGTCAAATAAAACGTTTGCGTCAATTACTCCAAAGATGATTTCTTACACACTATCTGGTGGTAAGGACGAAGTGCCTTCTGATGCAAACCTGATCACTGCATATAGCAACTTTGCAAATAAAGAATCTATCGATATCTCTCTGTTACTGACAGGTAATGGAAGTGCGACAGTTCAACAAAGTGTAATGGATATTGCTTCTAGTCGTGGAGATGCGGTTGCATTCGTTTCACCTCCATATGCATCTGTTGTTAATAATTCTGGTTCAGAATCTAGTTCGATCTCTTCTTGGGTTTCTGCCTTAACTCCATCTACATACACTGTAGCGGATTCTGGTTGGAAGTATCAATTTGACGTATACAACAACACCTATCGTTGGATTCCTCTGAACGGTGACATTGCTGGTCTGTGTGTATATACTGATAATATCAGAGATCCTTGGTATTCACCAGCCGGTTTCAACCGTGGTCAAATCAAGAATGCAGTTAAACTTGCATGGAATCCTTCTAAGACATACCGCGATACTCTATATGCTGCTGGTGTCAATCCTGTTGTTTCTTTCCCAGGCCAAGGTATTGTCCTGTATGGTGATAAGACTCTTCAGAATAAACCATCTGCATTTGACCGTATCAATGTTCGCAGATTGTTCATTGTTCTGGAAAAGACTGTTGCAAAGGCTGCTCAATCTTCTCTGTTTGAATTTAATGATGAATTCACCAGAGCGCAATTTGTTGCACTTGTAACTCCATTCCTGCGTGATGTTCTTGGTCGCAGAGGTATCTTTGACTTTAGAGTAGTATGTGATACAACCAACAATACTCCACAGGTTATTGATTCAAATCAATTTGTTGGTGATATCTACGTTAAACCTGCACGTTCCATCAACTTCATTCAGTTGAATTTCATTGCTGTTGGAACTGGTATTGAGTTTAATACTATCGTCGGTACTGCCTAATAAATAAGAGAATAAAAGGAGAAAACAATGGCATTTAATGTAGCAGAGTTTAGATCGAATATGGTTGGGGACGGTGCTCGTCCCAACCTATTTTCGGTTTCACTTGTATTCCCATCACTGATTACAAATAGTACTACTGCTGGTATTAAGACAACCTTCATGGCCAAGGCAGCACAACTGCCTGGGTCATCTGTAGGTACAGTACCAGTGTACTATTTTGGTCGCGAAATGAAGTTTGCTGGTAATAGAACATTCCCTGATTGGACATTACAGATCATCAACGACGAAGACTTCTTGATCCGTAACTCACTTGAAAGTTGGATGAATTCTATTAACAGCCATCAAGGTAACTTGCGTAGTTCTTCTGCGTCCACCCCTTCTGGTTATACAACTGATGCAGTTGTATCTCAGTTTGGTAAGACCGGAAATACACTAAAGCAGTACAGCTTTGTTGGTCTATTCCCAATCGACATTTCACCAATCGATCTTGATTGGGGTTCAAATGATACGATTGAAGAGTATTCTGTGACATTTGCATACCAGTACTGGACTGCAAATACTACTTCCTAATAATATGTTTAACGTTGGAGGGCTTCGGCCCTCCTTCCTTTGATTACTAAAGAGCAAACATGGCATCATTTCAAAAATTTAATTTGTTTGGGTTTACTATCTCTCGCGATAAGATTGCGGATGAGAAAGCAACACAACAATCATTCACACCACCTCAAAACGATGATGGTGCGCTCACTATTACTTCGGCGGCCTATTATGGTACATACGTTGACCTAGACGGTACTGCCAAAAATGAAGTTGAACTTATTTCACGTTATCGTGAAATGGCAATGCAACCAGAAATTGAATCGGCAATTGACGATATTGTAAATGAAGCTATCTGTCAAGATGATGATGGTACTACTATCAAAATCGTTCTGGATAAACTAAAACAACCAGAAAAAATTAAAAACGCTATCAAAGCAGAATTCGAAACCATATTGAAGTTGTTAAATTACAACAATATGGCAGTGGATATATTCCGCAGATATTACGTTGATGGCCGTCTCTATTATCACATTCTAGTTGATAAAACTAACCCATTAGACGGCATCAAAGAACTTAGATATATTGACCCCAGAAAGATTCGCAAAGTTCGCGAAATCAAAAAGAGAAAGGACGAAAGAACTGGGGCAGAAATTATGGATGTTATCAATGAATATTACATCTATAATGATAAAGTTGTTACGGGATCTTCGTCCAACTATGGGCCCGTGGGTGTCAGAATTACTACTGACTCTATTATCGCTGTTGTATCCGGTCTTATGGACTCTAGGCGCGCTGTGGTACTGTCTTACCTCCATAAAGCAATCAAACCTCTAAACCAGTTGCGTATGATTGAAGACGCAACCGTTATCTACCGTATCTCACGCGCACCCGAAAGACGTATTTTCTATATTGACGTTGGTAATCTACCAAAACAAAAAGCAGAACAATACCTTCGTGATATCATGGTCAAGTACAAGAATAAACTTGTCTATGATGCAAACACTGGTGAAGTTAGAGATGACCGTAAGTTTATGTCCATGATGGAAGACTTCTGGTTACCTCGTAGAGAAGGTGGTAAAGGAACCGAAATCTCCACACTCCCAGGTGGTCAAAACCTTGGTGAACTGGAAGACGTAAAATACTTCGAAAAGAAACTTTACAAATCACTAAACGTTCCTATTTCTCGTTTGGAACCTAATCAGGGTTTCTCTATTGGTCGTGTTGCAGAAGTTACTAGAGATGAATTAAAGTTCTCTAAGTTCGTAGACAGACTTCGCAATAAGTTTGCAGAACTCTTTGATCGTGCATTGCGTGTTCAGTGCGTCCTAAAGGGTATCTGTACAGATGAAGAGTGGGATTCATTTAAAGAACAAATCTATTTTGACTTTATTCAAGATAATAACTTCACAGAGATGAAGGATGCAGAACTAATGAAAGAAAGATTAGGTCTGCTGATGCAAATCGATCCTTATACTGGAAGATACTACTCGCAAGCTTGGGTTCAACGTAACGTATTGCGTATGACGGACGATGATATCAAGGAAATGCAAGAAGAGATTGATGAAGAAAAGTCAATGGGTCTTGGTTTGCCAACTGATGTAACTAACGCAGTGGCACAACAACAAATGATGGGTGATGTTGAAAACGAACAACAAGCATCGATGGCACAATTCAATTCTAATCTTCAGTTACAACAACAGAAGAAACAGATGGAAATGATGCCACCTACCCCACCACCTTCAGATTCCAAACCAAAGCCTCAAAAAGAGGAAACCTCTGGAACCTTTAGTAAAATAAAGAAAATACTATAAATAGTTATATTTGGAGATAAATCAAATGTCTATATCTAGAAAAATTGTAGAACATGCTTTAGCCGATAATGGCGATAAGGTACGTTCTTCTATCTACTCAAGCATCAACGAAAAGGTTGCTGACCTGTTGGAATCAAAGAAGATTGAACTCGCTGGTGGTTCTTTAGTTTCTGAAGAAAATACTATCTCAGAAGAAGCAGAATACATCCTTGAAGAAATGGAAAGAACCGAAGCAAAGATCGAAAAGCTGAAAGAACAGATTGCAATTCTTGAAGCAGAATCTTGTGACATGGATGATTCCGATGACGAAGATGATGATGACGATACTAATGAAAAATTAGAAAAGAAGAAAAAGAAACTGAAGAAGAAAGAAAAGAAGATGGCAAAGCTGAAAGAAGCTGCATTTGCACTCATCGAATCAGAAGGTGAAATTGATCAAGAAGGTGAATGGTCTGAAGAAGAGTCAGAAGAAGGTGAAGAAGAATCTGACGAAGAATCTAATTAATTTATTGTAGGTACTAACAAATGGCAATCGCAAACAGCACACAAGTTCTAATTGATACCACAAAAAGAACTGTTATTAAGCGAGTTGGTATCCTTGATTCTAATGAGAACCAGACCGTTATGCTCGATCCAAGATCATTGAGCGGCGTTTTGGATGCTAATGGTGCTCTTTGGACCACTGGAAATACTCTTCCTTCTGGTTTCGGTGCCAATTGTTTATCTATCAAAAGAATCATTTATAATGTGGATGCGGAAGTTGGTCATCTTCAATTAAAGTGGCAAGGAGATGTATCGGCCAACGATAAAACTATCGTTGCGTTAGGTGTAGGAGCGGGAGATACCAATCCTAATGATAACTTACCAGTTATCACCAATAATGCAAGTCAACCAACCGGAAATATAACCATTCAAACTGTAGGTACAACTGCAAATGCGGCGTACACTTTAATTATAGAACTGCACAAGAATGGAAGTTATTATCAAGCCGGTCAGTTTAATGACCCTGCCGCTTTCAACTACCCACCATATTAATCCAATGAAACTTATCACAGAACTTAACGAAACAGTTAGCTATCTGGTAGAGGAATCCAACGGATCCAAGTCCCTCTTTATTGAGGGACCATTCCTTGTTGCAGAAAAGACCAATAGAAATGGTCGTATGTACAAGGAAGCTACTATGCGTAGAGAAGTTAACCGTTATACAGAAGAATTTGTTAATAAAAATCGTGCCTTTGGAGAACTGGGTCACCCAGATACTCCTTCAATCAACCTAGATAGAGTCTCACACTTGATTGTATCGCTTCGTCAAGAAGGAACCGATTGGATAGGCAAAGCTAAAATTCTTGAAACACCAATGGGCAACATTGCAAGAAATCTTATTGAAGGTGGCGCACAACTAGGTGTGTCTTCCAGAGGTATGGGTTCTCTTCGTGCGGTCAACGGTGTAAATATCGTTCAAGATGACTTCTATCTGGCCACAGCGGCGGATATTGTAGCAGACCCTTCTGCTCCCGGTGCTTTTGTACAAGGCATTATGGAAGGGAAGGAATGGATGTTAGTAGATGGAAGATGGACAGAAATGGATTACGAAATTGCTAGAAAAGAATTAAGACAAGCATCTCGTAAAGACATTGAAACCGTTGGTCTTCATATCTTTGAAAACTTCCTCAAAAAACTTTAATATATAAATATCCATATAAAATTCAAGGAGATTTTAAAAAAATGAAAAATTTTAATCTAACCGAAGCCGCTAAGGAAATTCTAAGCACAAATGTTGCTTCGAAGCAAGGTGGCCAGGAACATGGCGTTGGCGACACAAAGTTATCAGGTAGTGTTGCTTATGGTACTAAGGAAGCAGGTCTAATTGGTAAGGATCCAGATAAATTGACAGATGAACTTCCTGATTATCTGAAGGGCACACCTACTGCTACTCCTCCGGGTGCTACTCCTCCTGTTGGTTCTGAACCAAAGAAAGTTCTTGCTTCTCAACCACAAGAAACACAAGGTCGTTCTGATCTAACTTCTACTATGCAAGCTTCTGCTAACGAATATGACAAGATTCGTGATCGCGTTGCATCTAAACTTGCACCACAGACTTTCGAAAAGAACCCTAACGCAACTTTCCAATCTTACGGCGAAGAAATCGAAGCTATTCTTGATGGTGAAGATCTTTCCGAAGATTTCAAGGCAAAGGCAGCTACCATCTTCGAAGCAGCAGTTGTTGCTCGTGCATCTGAAGTAATTGCAGAAGCAGAAGCAGAAATGATGGAACAGTTTGATATTGCTATTGATCAATTCAAAGAAGAAATGTCAGAAAAGGTTGATGGTTATCTGAACTATATCGTCCAAGAATGGGCTAAAGATAACGAACTTGCAATCGTTTCTGGTCTTCGTGCAGAAATTGCAGAAGATTTCATCAACGGTCTTCGTAATCTGTTTGCAGAACACTACATTGATATCCCAGAAGAAAAGGTTGATATCATTGAAGAACTGACTGCTAAGGTTGAATCTCTTGAAGAGTCCCTTAACTCACAGATTAAGAACGCGGTTGAATTGACCAAGGAACTTAACGAACATAAGAAATTTGAGGCCATTTACGCAGCTTGTGACGGCCTAACTCAAACCCAAGTGGAAAAATTGAAGTCACTCGCAGAGAGTGTGGAATTCACCACTGAAGAAGAGTTTAACACTAAGTTAGAAACCATTAAGGAATCTTATTTGGTAAATAACGGTGAAGTTAAATTCGCAGATAGTTCTGCTCTCGACGATGAAGTACTAATCGAAGAAGTAAAGACTAATAAAGGCGGTTATGTAGACCCAGAAATGGCAGTCTACGCAAAAACCATTTCACAAACTCTGATTAAATAAATAACTAATTTAACAGATACTTTTCACACGGAGATTTAAATGTATCTAACAGAAGAACTTCAAAAGAAGTGGCAGCCTGTTCTGGAACATCCAGAATTGGAAGTCATTAAAGATCCTTACAAGAGAGCAGTAACTACTCTTGTTCTTGAAAACCAACAAGCAGCTATGAAGGCTGATCGTCAGCAATTGAACGAAGTAAGTGACGCTGGTCCTACCAACGTTACTGGTGGTGTTCAAAACTTCGATCCTATCCTTATCTCTCTTGTTCGTCGTGCTCTGCCTAATCTGATCGCGTATGACGTTGCTGGCGTTCAGCCAATGACTGGTCCTACTGGTCTTATCTTCGCAATGCGCGCCCGTTATGCAAATCAGACTGGTTCTGAAGCATTCTACAACGAAGCTAACACCATCTTCTCTGGTATTGGTTCCGGTGTAAACAACCCATACGGTTGGGGTGGTTCTAACACAACTGATACTGCTAACAACTTCCAGACTGGCACTACCACTACTGGTATTGCAATGCCTACTGTTAATGCAGAATACCTTGGTGCTACCGATTACGGTACTGGTGCTAACGTATTCCAGCAAATGGCGTTCAGCATTGAAAAGGTTACTGTAACCGCTCAAAGCCGTGCGTTGAAGGCAGAATACTCACTTGAACTTGCACAAGACTTAAAGGCGATTCATGGTCTGGATGCAGAAACAGAACTGTCTAACATTCTGTCTACTGAAATCCTTGCTGAAATCAACCGTGAAGTTATTCGTACTATCTACACATGTGCGGTTCCAGGTGCTCAGTATGGTACTACTACCGCTGGTTACTTCGACCTTGACACCGACTCTAATGGTCGTTGGTCAGTTGAACGTTTCAAGGGTCTTATCTTCCAGATCGAACGTGATGCTAACGTAATTGCTAAGCAGACTCGTCGTGGTAAAGGTAACGTCCTGATCGTTTCTTCAGACGTTGCATCTGCTATGGCTATGGCTGGTGTTCTTCAGTATACTCCTGCTCTTCAGGCTGACCTGCAAGTAGATGATACTGGTAACACTTTCGCTGGTATGCTTCACGGTCGTATTAAGGTCTATATCGACCCATACTTCGGTGGTTATACTTCTAACCAAGAACTTGTTACTATCGGATATAAGGGTTCTTCTCCTTATGACGCTGGTCTGTTCTACTGCCCATACGTTCCTCTTCAAATGGTTCGTGCTGTTGACCAGTTCACTTTCCAACCTAAGATTGGATTCAAGACTCGTTACGGCATGGTCGCAAACCCATTTGCACAAGGTCTTACTGCGGGTAATGGTGCGCTTACTAAGCAATCCAACGTGTACTACCGTCTGTTCGGTGTCAAGAACCTTATGTAATCATTTGGTTTTTGATAGAACCACCAACAAGAGTGGTACTTGCAAAGGGAGTCTTCGGACTCCCTTTTTTTATCCTCATAAATAGTGTAATAGGAGGATATCAATGACTGTCATTACCCGTACCCCAGAAAATACAAACTTTCTACAACCTACCAAATTTCTTCTGACATTCTCACGAATTCCAGATGTAACTTATTTTTGTCAGGAAGTTAATATTCCCGGTATGAATCTACCTAATATTCAAGTACCAACTCCTATGCTCGATTATCATGTTGCTGGGAATAAACTTACATACAATCAATTAAATGTTCGTTTCATGGTTGATGAAAAACTACAATCATGGAAAAACATTCACGATTGGTTCCGTTCTATTGCTGCTCCTACTGGTTTCCAAGAAAGAAATACTTTGGCCAGAATGCAAAACCAATACAATGAATCAAAACTAACCAGTTATTCTGATGCAATACTAACTGTTCTAACAAACCTAAATAACCCTTCACTCAGAATAGATTTACATGGATTGTTTCCTGTTTCTCTTTCTGATATTCAATTTGATACAACTTTATCTGCGGATCATATTATCA